ATTTGATCAAACTCAGGTTCATATTCTTTCATTTGATCCATAAGTTGATAATTCATAAAATCTTTTACACGATGGGCTTGATCTTGTTTGGCTTCGTTCACATCTCCCAAAACCTGTGCTCGAACCGGTCCATCAGCGGGTAATAATTCTTTATAAGCGGTTGCTTGAAACTGTGTGACTGCTTCAGCGAGTACTGGATGAGTAACACCTGACGCTCCTCTAAAAGGTTCGGTTCTTCTATCGTATTTAAACCCTAAAAGATCTAAACCTTCTCGATAACTATCTTCCCAATCCTTTCTTGAATTTCTATAATCTCTATAATCGTCGGTAAGTTGAACGCCTAAACCATCTAAAACGTCATCGTCTAAAAATTCTGCTAAATTAGAATAGTGATCTTCACCACCTTCAGGCGAAGCTGCAGTAGGATTAAAAGAGACTTCTGCGCCTCCTTCTTCCGTCATTTCTATTTCAACGGGTTTTCCTTCAGCATCAACTTGTTGAACTTTTTCTTTGATTTCTTCTTCAACTTCCACTTCTCCTGGAATAGTAACAGTTGTTTTTTGATTGGGTAATGCTTTATCTATATCAGCCATTTGACTATTCTATACTGTCTTATTGATTGTTTCAACACCTGAAAAGGTTTTACCCTTATACTTGAGCGTTGTCAATTTCTTCTCGGTTAAAAAGGTCATATATAAAACCTTCCTTGTTTTTATATTTTTGATATTGATCGTAAGCGGTTAAACCTGTGCTTAATGCTAATCCTGGTAAACCTAAAAATCTCGTTGCTCCTCTAATCAAACCTGGACTCATTCCAAGTCTCATCACAGAAGCTAACTTACCAGATTTTTCTGCCATGCCGGCAGCTTTCGTTAAAGGATCCATTGTAGCTAAACCTAACCAGTTCAAAGGATTTCTAGCAATCTCTTCTGGAGATTTTCCTTCCTCAATTTCTCTACCAATAAAATATGCATCCATTGCGGCTGTTGGTAAAGGTAATCCTAAATGAGCTAAAGCTTTTCCAGTTTTTCTTAATATTCCAGGAGCAGCTTCTCCAACTTTAACAGGCATAGGATTATCTTGAGCCCAAGCTTTAAGCTGATTTTGTCCAACTACTTCACTTGGATTTGCTGAATCTACAAAACCACCTAATATATTATCATATTCTAATACTCCTTTAGCAGGTTTAACAAGAACGTCACTCATATACCTTTCACCCAAAGGATTAAGATCCCATTTAGTTTTAAGTCTGCCAGCTTTTTCCATTTCTTTTAATTTATATCTTGGAATAATTTGATGATGAAAAGATTCAGCAACACCGTGTGTGGGCGCGTCTGGTAATCCCAGTTTCTTCTTCGTACTATATTTCACCTCTCTTTTATTCACTCTATCTTTGTATTTATTAAAAGCTTCTAATTCAGCAGGGGTTACATCTACATATTTCATTTGACCAGGACGCGATAAATAAGCCTTTGCGTGAGCTTGAGTTGGAGTAAACCATTGACCGGATAATGTGTCTTTTTTCATTTCAGCTAACGAAGCTCCCCAATGTTTACCTCTCTCTTTTAATGATTTAATATTTCTTTGTGGGAAAGACTCGCCTCGAAATAAACGAATTAGTTTTGGATCTTCAGCTACTTTTTTTGCAATTCTTTCAGGATTTGCATTTGCAACTTTTATAAAACATCCCTTTGCACAATGAGCAATATTTTTTTCTAAATGTTCTACAATAGGAGCGCCTTTAGGAGCGTTTCTATAAACTTCTTTTAAGTATTCTACTTTATTAATTTTTCTATCTACATATTTTTTTAAATCAGAAAATTGTTTTTTAGGATCTATTTTAGGGGCTCCAATATATTTACCATCCACAAAAGCTCTTGTTCCTATTTTTTTAAGCTGTCTATCTGCTTCAGCTTTTGTAATATGATTATTAGTTAACGCCGCAAGAATTTTTTGTTTTTCCCTATTAGCTGTTCTTAAAGCTATTTGTCCTTTTTTATAATCTATAGCTGCACCTTTAACATGTTCAAATTCTGCAGGGTTTTTTCCTCGAAGTGCACTTCCTGCTTTTTCAGATTCTAACATATCTAAAGCTTGACCATATGTTAAATCTGTTCCTACTACTTTGGTGTTAGCAAAGTTTTTTTGTAGTTTTGTAAATTCAAATCTTTTTTTAAAAGATGGATGTTTAGTAATTGGTATAGAATTTTTAGGAGCGTAAGCTACGGGCTTTCTTTTTGCCGCAACAGCGTGATAAATAGTGTCGCCTTCTTTAACTCCAACAATTAAATTTCTAGGGCCTTTTCTAATAATTTCTAAACCTGAGTCAGGATTTTGTTCTGCCATCCTAAGCATATCTTTTAATAAAGCGTTGTCAGGATTTTTAAAATAGCCCCCATATCCTTTAGAAGCAACGTCTCCTTTTAATCTTAATAAATCTTTTTCTCTTTGCCCTCCGTAATAATATCTATCTTGTAAATATTTTTTTCTTTTAATAGCTGCTTCAGGTTTAGTTATAGATCTTCTATTTTTTTCTAATATCTTTTTTCTTTTTTCAGGATCTGCATAGTAACCTCTTTGAATTTCTCTTGACATTTTTCTCACACGGGGTGTTTTATAGTAAGCTGCTCTTTCTCCACTTATACTTCTAACAAAACCTCTAACTCTTTCATAAAGAGTTGGAGTTTCTGTTTTACTAAATCCAAATTTACCTTTGCTAAAATCAGCTTCAGGAAATCTTTCTAAAATTTTTAATTTAATATCTTCTGTTATTTCTAGAGCCACTATCTCCTCCTAGTGAACATCGTAGCGAGGCCACCTTTTTTATAGTAGTCCGATTTCTCTGCAGCTTCATTATATCCATAAGCTGCTCCACCATAAACATCTCCTGAAGATGATGTAACATTTTGTCCACCGGCGCCTGGAGTATCTTGACCGCCTCCGGTTGTGTGCCATTGACCTCCTTGGGATGCAATTTTATCCTTAGAAGTGGCATCTTGTGCGAGTTGCCATTGTTCTTTAGCTTTTTGTATTAAATTAATTCTTGCTTGTTGGTTAACTTTGTTTTGCCAATCAGATTGTCTAATCTTATTCATTCTTTTATCAAAAGTATCCTCTGTCATTTGTGCTGCATTGTATCCGGCCATAATTCCTTCCGGTGTATTATAATCCCCAGCCGCAACGATTCTTCCAATGTCATCTAATGCAAATCCTGATTCTAGCATTTTATTTTCCATAACAGCTCGTTCGTTATAAGGAAGCATACCACCAATTAATTTTGCTCCTGATGTAAGTAAACCAAGAGGAACATCTAAAGCTACTCCTGCGGCAGTTGCAATAGGATCCCAAATTTTTGATTTAGCCTTTTGTAAAATTCCTGTTTTTTGCGGTTCAGGAAAATAATCAGAAGTACCTAATAAACTATCTGGGTCAAATTTTTTAGTAATCGGCATTCTTATAGCACGATCATTATCTCCACCTTGAGTAGTATCAGTTCCAACAATAGATTCTACAGTTTCCGTTGCATCCCCATCCGCACTCCAATAACCTAATTCAGTTAAAGTATCTTGAATGACTTCATCACTATGTCCGCCCGCGGTCATAGAATTATAAAGAGCTAAACCTTGACCTGTTAGATCATCGGCCCAGCCTCCATCTACAAAGCCAACTCTGCCACCGTCTGCCTTATCGCGAATCGCGGCTATGATTGCTCTAATTTCAGACCAGTTTTTGCCACGGATTAATTCGACATCAATACCTTCCATGTCAGCTATTTTTTCATAATTCATTCTGCTTCCCATTTTAACTTTAGGAAGTTTTTCATCGAATAAATTCTCAATGCCTTCTTTTTGAGATACTAGATCAGCTTCTCTTTCAACTTTATTAAGGTCATCAATTCCTTCTTGGATAAAAGCGATATCTTTGTCGGCTTCTGTTGCTGCAGTAATTCCTCTTTTTTCTTTTGTGCTTTTTAAAGTTTTAGGATTGAAGGGAATGCCTGCATCATCGATTGGAAGTTTTTGAACCACATTACCAAAGTCGGGATCTCTTGCTTTACCTTCTTTAAATACGTTTTTTAATGCTTGATGGACAATGCCATCCATTTTAACCCCTAAATCAGTTAGGTATTTAACGGCGCCGGGAAAATCTATTTTACCCGCTTGCGCCCATCCTCGAATGCTTTGCATTATTTTAAATAAATTCATTAATAATACTCTCGTTCAATTTGCGGCAGTTTTTGATCTTTTTCATCTTCGGGATGACCAATAAAGCCGCCCTGTCTGAATCTCATTACCGCCTGTGTCATGCTGTCGACTAAGTCGTCGTTATCTCCATACGGAAATGCAGCACACTCTTCTACTACCTCTTCTGCGAATTTTTCATCGGGCGCCCAAATCATTCCGCTCTCAAAAATCGGAGCGACGGCGTTGACCCTAGCGTGTTTGTCGTTTCCTTTGCTAGGAGTGTAATTTATAACAGGTATCCCCATTTTACGCAATTCATATGTTAGAGGCAGTCCAGATGCTTTCGCTTCGACGATCACCGTCTCGGGATTCCAATAGCGATATTGTTCAAGCGCCTCTTTTCTTAATTCTGGAAATTCCAGCCGCTCTTTAAACGAATCGAGTAAGAGTAGCTGGGCTGGCGAATCGGGATCGGGGTAAAAAACTCCCCAGGTCGTAATCGCTGAAAAATCCGCGGTTTCTTTTTTTAAAAAAGCCGTGTCGTAAGATTGTATGACATGGTACAATTTTGGAATATAATCTTTGTCCCAAACCTTCCACCATTCCCTTTTAATTAAGGATCCTTCTTCCGCCGTTGGATTCTGCATCCATTGCGCGTTCCACTTTCCGACACTTAAAGAAGCCTTGACACCTTCGAGTTCATCCTTCTTCCAATACTCAGGCCAAACTGGATCTCCTGAAGGCATGATCGCTGGAAATTCTATAACTTCCCACTGATCGGATTTTACTTCCTTTTGAGATTTTAAAAGCATTCCCGTTAGGTCTTTCATGTTCCACCTAGTCATAACTAAAATAATTGCTCCACCAGGTTGCAATCTTTGACGAGGTCCTGAAGTATACCAGTCGTAAGCTCTCTCGAGCGCTCCAGCGTTCAACGCGTCTTGCTCTGAGTGTGGATCATCAATAATAAGTAAGTCCGCTCCACGGCCCGTTATGGCCGAACCGGTGCCGGCTGCATAATATTCCCCGCCTTGCGCGGTTTCCCATTTTCCAGCCGCTTTTGAATCTTCGCGAAGCGTGGTGCTAAAAATATGCTGATACTCTGGCGAATCGATGAGCGTTTTTGCTTTACGTCCAAACCTAATTGCTAATTCCGTTGTGTGGGTTGTTTGTATTATTTTTAAATCCGGCTTACGTCCTACCATCCATGAGGGGAGTAGATAAGACGCAAATTCAGATTTAGTATGCCTAGGTGGCATATTAATTATTAATCTTTTAATTTTTCCATCTGCTATATCGTTAAATTTTTTTGCAATAATTTTATGATGGGGCCCCTCTATAAATTGAGGCCACATAGCTTTAACGAAACTTAAAAAATCTTTTGAAAGGGTGGATTGTTCCCGTTTTTGAGTAAGCTTAATAGCATATTTTATAAATTCCTTTTTAGCGTCAGGAGGTAATTTTGTAATATTTATATTATTTAAGTTCATAAATGGAACCAAAATGAATTTATCCCATGTCTATGTCTAAATCAAACTCTAAAGAGAAAACTTTGGGACCCCTATTTCTCAATAAGGGTGATGGGGGTCTTAAAACATTCGAATTCGAGATTCAGTCTGGGTCCTACTTAAGGGAGGGTGGGCCCATAGTTCACAAGCTGCGACAATATGTCTGGGAATATGTGGGAATAATACTTGACACACATTATGTAGTATATGCAAAAACTACATACGTTTAATAGGGGAATAATAGGTAAAAAAAAACGCGAGGCGCGTTAGCGCCTCGCGTACCCTTATGGATAATTAAGAGTTCTGTGAATTTATTTTGCTGATTGTTTTATAACTACCATTACCATAATTATATTTAATAGTTTTAATTTCATAACCACCACTTGTTCTTCTTTCAGTTATAAAGTTAATCGGTCTATGATTAATTATATCTTCTGCGTGTTCGTTCAACCAATTATTAGCACAACCTTGACTACAAAAGATTTTATCCATGTTGCCATAATAAGTGTCGGCATTGTCATAAGTGTATTCTAATCTTGCATAACGACCTCTTAACATTCCAGTTGATTTCTGAAATCTGTCTTGTGTTTCGTTTGTATGGCAATAAGTTCCTTGACAATAATGTTTATTAACTGCCATTGTTATCCTCTCTTAATTGTCCAATACATTTAGCATGGCTTTGCAAAACTTTTTCAAGTGTGGATATTCTTTGTTCTAACTTATCAACCACCTTGAATAATATTTTAGTTTGTTCTTTACATTCTTCAATTTGTTTTGATTGCATTTAACCTCGCTTGTTGTTTTTCTTTTTGTTTTCTTTTGTAATCTTGCCAAGAATAATAGGCGCCAGAAACTATGGCGCCTAAAATTATAAGAAGTAAATCTTTTGGCATTATTACAAAGTTATTGGCACAGAATAATATTCTGTTTGCCAGTTTTCTTCTTGTGGTTCTAATTTCACTAACTCATTTAATTTTTCAGCAGTTGCTATTGCATTTTCTTTATTGGCAATCGCTGGAGTATTGTGAAAACTAAACCAAGGTTGTTCGTTTTTATGTTTTCTAACTTTAACAATTAAGTTAGTTGTTAGAAGTGCTTTTTTATTTTTTCCAAACATTATGCGACCTCAACTTTCAATGGGTTTGTAGCTTGGCGCCACTTGTTGCCATTTTTATTTGGTTCTGCCTCTAAATCCCAATAGAAAAAAACATCATTGCCTTTCATGACAATATGTTTTCCTTTAATATCTGTATTGGGTTTAGTCCAAGTACCATGCCTAGTTATTTCTTCTTCATGCTTTTTAGCATAATAAGTAATATAAAAAGTATCGGTATTTGTGAACGACTCTAATTGTTCTTTGATTGTTTTTTTATCCATATTAATTATCCTTTCTAATTAAAACAATATCAGAAAATCCCATAGATGTATATAGTTAAAAAAAATAAAAATGAGGTGTTGCATAAATGCAACACCTCACCAACAACAATTAATGTACTTGATTTTGTTCGTATTGTTTTCTAAACGCGATTTTTTGTTCTCGCGAGATAGTTTTATTTTTCATACCCTTGATTAAGTTAGCCAAGTTCTTCGGTTCGTAAATAGTTAAACCAGAAGAATTAGACCTCACCATTTCTGCCTCATCAACATGGACACCAAGTTCATTACAAAACTCAATAGCCTCGGTCATGTATCTGTATGCTTTCAAACCAGATTTAACTTGGTCTAATTGTTTTTGAACACTAGCAATCCAAGTTTGATGAGTGCTAACAACTCTTGCTTTTAAAGTGTGCAACATCATAAAAATGTTATATTCATTTTTAGTGCATGGGATTGCTCTTGAACGACAATGACTTGTGCCAATAATATCCACATTAAATTGATTATCAAAATCTCTAGTTATTCCATTGGAATTGTCATCATCAGAATTATAACGAGAGTAATTTGTATAACCAAGCGCCTTATCATTCGCGTCTATATGTTTAGTTTTATAGGGGTTATCATCTTTGCCTTTTTGTTGCGCCAAGATATCTGGATTGCAATCAGCTTTCAAAAGTTCTTCACGATTGTAAGCATAAGCAAAAGATTTTGCGTCATCATCACGACCATATTCCGAACCAGATAAAGAACCATACAAACCAAAATCAAAATGATTATCAGTTTTTGTGGGTTCACCCTCATCATCAACATCTTCACTATGCGACATATAAAAGCATTTATCTTTTGCCACAACATCAAGAGGTGAACCATATTTTTTCTTTAACCTCTTGCAAGTTTCAACATCTTCCAATGGGTTATGTCTTTGAACAACTGCTTTTGCAGTTTCAAAAACTTTGCCAATACCATTTTTAAAATCTTCTCTTGATTGTAAAAATGCCTCACCCTCTTGGGTATCTTCTTTAAAGAATACATCTTTAATTTTATTAAAAAATTTATTTCTGTATTCTGTGTTTAGTCTTATTTTTGACATATCATATCCTTTCTATGTGGGATTTTACATTAGTTAATTTTTATTGTCAAACTTTATTTTTTTTATTTTTAAGGGAGGGTGGGCCCACAGGCCACAAGCTGTGATATTTTTGCAACAGTGTTGCATTAATAATGTCACACCTACCATATGTTGTGTCAATCACTTTTTAGTTGAAAAAAAATATATTTTAAGCTTGTTTTAATTGTGGGATAATATACGATTATTATTATGCAAGAAAAAATAAAAACACCTAAATATATTATTAAATATTTTGGTGAGCCTTATAATAATAAGCCAACTCCTAAAAATGTTTTGAAGTGGTTGAGAAGAAAAAAAGATAATTCAAAAAAAGGTGACATGTTTTTGAATTGTCGTTCTTGTAAAACAATAATAACAAATGATTGGCGCAGTAAATTTGATACGAGATATTGCGCAGATTGTTTGTAGGAAGGATAAAAAATGAGTACAAGAAGTAATATAGCAATTGAACTACCTAACAAAAAAGTAAAAGTTATTTATGTTCATAGTGATGGCTATCCTTACGGCATAGGTAAAATCTTAAATGATAGTTATAATACCTATGACAAAGCAGAAGAACTATTTAATTTTGGTGACGCGTCATATTTAGATGACACCATTGAAACTTGTAGTTTTTACGGTCGTGATTGGGACAGAGATGAAGAACCAGCTAGAACATACAGAGATGAGTGGATGATGATGAGAGCCTTGGATGGTGATATTATGATTGAATATCTTTATTTATTTAAAAATGATATTTGGCATGTAAGTGAACAAAGTAGCGTCCCAGCTGGAAAAGACCATTGGGATGGTAACAAAGAAAATCTTTATTATTGGACAAAGTATATTCCATTATACAAACACAAAGATTTTAAAACTAAATGGGAAAAACATGCAGAGGTTAAAATGATTTCTGGATTAGGTAAAATGTTAAGTAAAAATTTTGGAAGTGATAAAATTTCAGTTCAAAGTTTTACAGAAGGCATGCCTAAAAAGAATTAAAAAAATTGAACAGGGCGCAGGTTGCGCCCTGTACTGATCCCTGATCCAATAGGCACTTTGATAACTGTGCACCCCTGTTGGATCTGGGATCGGTTTAGGTTTGGTAACCTATTAACGCTGTCTCTGAGATAGTGCGGCTGATCAATTATCCTTACAACTGGACCGCGAGCGCAAGCTCGCGAGCCGGGTGGGAGGGTGGGCCCAAAGTTCACAAGCTTACAAGCTTGACATTAACGTGGGATAATATAAGATAAAAATTATGAAAAAAATAATGATAAGAGGTAAACAAGTTGAGGTCCCATTTGAAGACGCTGACTACAGGCTGGACGGTGAAGCAGATGTTACAATTCAAAATCCATTCAGTGGCCAAAAGGCTACAGTGCCAGGATATGCGGCCGCCGTCTATGATGTAATTATGGGCGCTCAGGTAACAAATAATTATGACCTGGTCCAGAAGGGCTGCGACTGGTTCAGCAGGAAGTTCCCTAAACAATATATGGTGCTGCTAGACTGATGAAACAAAAAATAATAACTTTAAAAATAGATAAAGCGACTCACGGCCAGCTGTTAACGCTGGCCGGCGAGCTGCGGATCATGGCTCGTCAATGGAAGCGATACGGCCCGGATATAGAAGTACAGGCGGGCAAGCTGCGAGAACTCAAGAACCACACAAAAATTAATCTGAAAAAATGGTAAGGGTGGGTGGGCCCGGAAGGGTTCAAGCTGGTTGACAAGCTGCCCTTAATAGTATAGGAATTTATAGGAATGACAAAAACAGATAAAGAAATAAAAGAAAAATTAGATCTTTTAAAAAAAGAAGAGCTTATTGAGATGATTGTAGACATGGAAAAAACAATCACAAAATACGAAGACAAAGAAAGACACAACACGAAGCAGGGCAAAGCGGATGCTTAAAAAAGAAGCAGTTGAAATAACCGGGGGGTTAAGCAAGCCTTCTAAGATGCCCGGCCCGGCCTATAACCTGCCGGCTGCCGCATGTATTACAGGCGCGAAGCTGGTGAAGGTCCAGGGCTCCACCTGCAGCGGCTGCTATGCATTAAAGGGCCGTTATAGATTCGGTAATGTACAAAAAGCGCTCAACCGTAGGTTGAAAGCTTTAGAAGACCCGCGCTGGATTGCGGGCATGATCACGCTCATTAAAGGCCGGCCAGTCTTTAGATGGCATGACTCAGGAGACATCCAGAGCTCACAACATTTAAAAAATATTTTTGAAATATGCAAAGCTACAGCGGAGACGCTGCACTGGCTGCCGACGCGCGAAGCGCAATTCTTAAAATTTTTAGATCCTGAAGTAGTTCCAAAAAATTTAAAAATAGTTTTTTCAGACCATATGAATGACCAGGGCCGCGGCGTGAGCTGGTGGCCTTATACTTCAGGTGTACAAGCAGAACATGCAACAACCCATTGCGCGGCCTTCAGGACCGATAAGCGCGGCGCTGTGCATAGCCTGGAAGCATTCAAAGGCTTTACTAAAAAACAAAAAAACAAGTTAGATCTCGGACATTGTGGCAGCTGCCGCCAATGCTGGGATCGGGACGTGAAGAGGGTAATTTATGGCAAACACTAAACTCAGTAAATTAATAAAAAAAATAAACAAAGAGAACAAGCCCCCAAGCGGGTGGCGAGCAAGCGATAAGATCCCAAGCGCTCAAGCGTACAAGCGCCCAAGCTCAGTTAGGTCGCAAGCCTAAAAAAATTCGCTGAATTTTTTCCCAATCATCGGTAGCAAGCGCCGGCGTTTCGCGGTGGTCTGCAAGCAGACCGAGGAGCGAGGATGAGCCATAAAGTTTTATGGACGAACGAGAGCCGTTCGCGGCTTGTTGAGTAAGTATAAAATTCCGTTTAGGACGAGTGATATGAAATAGTTTTTGGTGAGGAGATAGGCTTACTTTATTGCCATGAACCACCTTAAGTTCACACATGAAAAAACCACATAAATCATTGTAACCCAAGCAATCTGGAGTGCCGAAGCTACTCCAAGATTCTAATCGGGTCCACAAAATCCGGGGTGTATTTTTCTTCAATAGTTGCCACAGTTTCGACTCGAGTTTCATCGTACACACCTTTAGCTAATTGCTTCAATACTATACTAGCAGGATCAATACTATGATCATTTTGTCCTCCACCAAGTAGAGTTAAAATCATTACTATTATTTCCATATTTGACTTGTACGCTAGTGTACGATATAAGTCAATAAGCTCCTGGGTATGAGCTTTGTAATAACTGCCCATAGGAGAATTATGGGAGTACCAGCTAAATTAACTGAAAGACAAATCAAATTTGCAGAATTACTAGTGTACAATGAAGGACGTAAGAGTCCGGCTGAATGTGCAAGAGAATCTGGCTATACTTCTAGACCTAGACAGGCTGCATCTGAATTAAGAAATCCTAGAATTAGTCCATTGGTTGTTAGATACATTGGAGAATTAAGAGCAGAAGTACAAGAGAAGTATGGAATTAATTTCGAAAGACATATTACTGAGCTAGCTAAAATTAGAGAAGACGCTTTAAAAAAAGGAGCGTGGTCGGCTGCAGTTAATGCAGAAGTAGCACGAGGCAAAGCTGCTGGCCTATATGTGGACCAGAAGATTATAAAATATGGAAACCTAGACCAACTCACTGAATCAGAATTAGAAACTAAAATGAAACAGATTCTAGATGATCACAAAGTGTTACTGGATGGAGTAGCGATAGATGTTACTAACGAAAAGAACAGTCTAAATAAATCACCAGAAGCATAAGAAACAATACCAGTCCTTGATGATTGTTAAAAAGATTATTCCAAAAATAATAACATCTTTTGATGTAAGCTAACATATATTCCTTGGGTTGGGTTGATTTTATGGAAAAACTCTTCGAGCTTGATGTTGTTTTATTACTCTACGAATCTCACTCGGTTTTTTTAGACCTTGGGGATTAGGTCCTCTTACTGGTGGAATTTCCTTCCACTTCACATTAGGCATATTTTTAACTAGAGTTTTATTAATCATATGTTTATCTTCTCCATCTTTAGAATGCATCCTATCGGAAAAACATTCCTATCAGAATAGACTTCATCTTTTTCGTCATAGCTCGCAAAGCTCCACAAAAACTTTTTAGTTTTTCTGTAGACGTAACCGTACGACACCATTTTAGAACATTCAAATTTATCAAATTCATCCGGCGTAGCATGTCCTCCATCAGCAGTTATGTCAAGCCATTTTATTTTATAAAAATAAAACTTCTTTTTGTTGATAACTAGATGTTTATACTTAGATTTCTTACGTTTTCTGGTTCTGGGCATTTATAATTTTAACACATAAGGGGAATTTTGACCCCTTTAATTTTTTTTAAAAATTTTAGGTGGGGTCAAAAAAATTCAGGATACTGAACGTAACTGACCGTACAGACTGTGCCACCGTAGAAATGCAAATAAGCTAGTATTGACGCCATTTGTGCCACCCTGTGCCACCGTAAAACGACACCGTGGCACAGCTATTATTCGC